TTCGGATCGGGGGTGTGTCGTGTGGTGGTAGCGTTAGGCAGCTTTGGACTGCAGCGCGTCATACGCTGCCTTGTTCGCTGCCTTACCTTTGAACGCGGGCAGCTTGCTAGCGGTATCCACGGTCATGCAGATATCCGACCATTGACGCCACGCTAGCGCAGTCAAGTCATCTTGCACCAGTGCAGGTTCCGACTTGTCACCGATACCCTTGGCGCAGAGCTTGGCATGGATCGCACCGATCAACACCGACAAGTCAACGCTAGCTGCTACGCTGTCAGCTTTCTTCGGGTTGATAGCCTTATCGTCAGTAGCGTTCGGCGTTCCACCAGCAGCACGCTTCTTCGCAACTGGTCGCACGCATGACAGCATATGCGCAACCGTAGCTGCCTTGTTCCGTGTCTTCTCTCCATCCTTGGTGTTCTCCGAATAGCTGACGCTACGACCGTTCAACTCAATGAGTCCGGCGGGAATAACCTTGTTCCCGTCAATCGTGGGTGCCATACGACCGTTGCCTTTCGCACCGCGTGGCATGAGCATATGCGCATAGACCATCAGGCTGTTCGTCTTGGTGTTGAAGTCACTCCATGCCGTGCCATGCTTCTCGCAATACGCCGCAATCTCCAACGCCAGTTTCACGAGCGCAGTCTTAGCAACATACGCCTTAGTAGCTGTCAGCTTGTCATGATCGTTCAACTCTTTGGTGTCTGGCTTGTCGCCTGCGAAGTAGGAAACAAACAAGTCACGACATGCGTTGGCGGCGGCTGTCGGTTTGCCGTCCTGACCGCGTTCCAAGTAGGCAGGGAGCGTGCTGCTATTCGACTTACCTTTGATCAGGTTGGCGTCATGGATGCGGATTGCATACACCATACGCTGTTGGGCTTGGCCAATCAGCTTGCTGCCCGATGCGTCATCTTTGAACGCCAGTGCAGCTTGTGCCTTGGCGAAGTCATCACCAGGCAGAGAGACGATAGCGGTCGTGTTGTTCAGTTGTGCGTTAGACATTTGTTTAGTTCCTTTAGTTAAGGTCAGATGTCACAGTGACAGTGATCCATTAACTATACATATAATAGCAAATACTAATGCTTATGTCAATCATTTAGATACTTAATCAATACTTGGCTAATACATGCAATGCTTAGCAATACATAGCAAAGCAATGCAATGCTATACATGGCTATGTGTGTCTCACAGCATGAGCTTAGACAGCTAACTCCATGCCATGAGATATGCTCATGCCCATGGATTATTCTAATAAATAAAATGGCGGTAATGCATAAGGGCTTATATAGTATAGCTATGTTATGCACATGTAAGCATTGTGTGTCTGCAAGTAATGCAAAGCATGGGATCGTTACGCAGTGTGTGTAGATTCCTGCGCCTACTCTGTTCTACTTCACATATCCCAGTAATGATATGCCACGTTACTATGCCATTATGAATCTATACTATATCATTACTCATGCGTATGTATAGCATACCATGCCCCCGTGTATCCCCTCCCATTTCCCAAACATGGGTATATTATAAGTATGCCACACGCTATAGCGAGCTGAGACACCCCCGAGTTGCTGCTGAACTTTGCGCTGCATACAACTGCTAAATAACTATGCATTGCGTTATATGGCAATGTATTGTGCTATTATATAGTATATGGGTTATGGGATTATGTATGTATTGGGGTGTTATTTATCTAGTACAAGATCCTGCCTTTGTTCTTGACTTGTGCTAATGCCAGTAGCCGCCACTCATGCAATGTGCAATGATCGGAACAGGAATAAGGAGGATGCAGATGGCTACTTATGGTCTCGGCACGAATGGGTTTGTGCAATTCACTGGATATACGAATACACTCGGTGCTGGTGCCGCTAATGGTGCGGCGACCACTGGATATGTGCAATTCAATGGTATCCAACAGGGTGATGACCGCATCGTTAAGATGCTGCGTAATGGAGGTGGAACGATTGCCTCCACTCGTATCCTGTATACTTTGCTCGGTGCCGCTGTTGGTGCGAATGCGACACAAACTAAGAAGCAGATCAAGTGGGAACAGGGATCTCCTGGTGGTTTAATTCCGGTTGAAACCATTAACATCGTCAACCGCGCAACGAATGCGAATGATCTCGCTGCTTGGCAGTCTTTGATCTCGCGTGTGGTGCAGCCTTCAACTTATCCGCCTGATCTGAGTGGTAATGGTGGTGGTGGTAAGCAAGCTATCAGCGGTGGGGGCGCATACTGATGGCATCAGGCAAGTTTGATGGTGAGATAAAAGATGCGATGACGCAACCACCTAAACCTAAAGGCAAGTTCCCGCCTAAGCGTGGTGCTGTTCCTTATAAGGAAACCGCTGCTGAAGCTAAAGCCGAAGGTGATACTCCGGCTGAGATGGCTGCTGATAAGAAGCGTGGTATTGTTGAAGGCAGTCCACGTGATGAGCGTATTGATATGCAAGCCATGCATGCTGGTGCTCCTGCTCCACATCAGGTTGCTGCTGCAACTAGTATCGCACATGCGATTTTAGGTCATAGAGGAGTTGGATAATGCCGCTCATTCCTAGATTACAAGGCGTGACTTATGCCGGTTCTGGTCCCGCACCTGTTGGGCCGAGTCCTGGTCCTGGCGGTAATATGTATGGTGGTGAATGGGAAGCACCGATGACTACAGGTGGTCCCGTTGTTAGTGGTATTCAGGAATACTTGGCTAAATTGCAGAGCCAAGGCTTACCGCCTACGCCACAGAATGTGAATCGTATTCGTGAAGCAACGAGTAATGGCGTTACTTTGCCGCGTCCACCTATTCCTCCAGCGGAAGGTGTTACGAGTGCGGCACCGACAAGCGTTGCGCAGCCTGATCCGAATGCATCAAATCCAGGTGCGGCAAGTAGTGGTTTGCTGGAGTCGCTTGCTCCACTTATTCTAGGTGGTGCGCCGCTTGCTGCTATATTGGGTAGACGCGCGATGGATATGCGCACGCCTGCTGCTGAAGCACCCGGTGCAAGTCTGTTACGACTTCCTGCTCCTGAAGTGCCGCTCCAAGTTGGTGGTCCTGAAACACCAATACGTCTTGGTGGTCCTACTACACCGGCACAAGTAGAAGGTGCACGTGCTGGCACACCACAACTGGCTGCTCCTGGTGAAGCACCAGCAATTAAGTTACCGGCTGTGCCGACTGGTAATCCTACAATTCCGTTGCCCGACTCTGGACCAACGCCACGTGCTACGCCTGAGACAACACCTAAAGGTCCTGGGTTTGATACAGAGTATGCACCGTCTCCTGCTAAGGAGGCGATTGACAAAGCAGTAGAAGAACCGAAGACACCACGCGCTAAGTCACGCGCTAAGACACGGCTTCGTGTAAGGATCGGAGCATAAACGCAATGCCTATGCCACGTATGAGTGATCCATTACGTTTAGCTGATGGATCGCTCGTTTATCCTGATGGTCGTCTGGAAGCCGAAGCGCCTGTGCGTGTCGAGGTGCCGACGCCTGCTGAAGCACAACGCATTGTTGTAGCCGCGCGGCGCAAGCTGAGTGAATTGCCTGAAGTTCCTAAGACAATGAACGCCGTGAGCGTCATTCTCAGCTATACGCTATTTGGTTTGGATGAGGAAGAGATCGCAATCGCAACGTCGCTGACCATTGATCAGATTGGTCGAATGAAGAAGAGCGATGCGTATCAGCAAATGCATGATGCGATTGTGCGTAGTGTGTTGGATAGTGAAACCAGCGTTGTTCGCGATTTGTTTGTGAAGAATGCAAAGAGTGCCGCACAGGTGATCGTGCGTGCGATGGATGAAGGCACACGCGCTGATCGTATGGCTGCTGCGAAGGATATACTTGATCGTAGCGGCCATCGTCCTAGCGATGTGGTTGAGCATAGACACAAGCTGGATGGTGGACTTGTGATTGAGATCGTGCGTAAGGAAGTTTCGACCATGCCGCTGATTGATATGGAAGTGGAGCAATAAGATGGCGTTTGTCGCTGGTAGATCGCTTGTGCTTGGTGCTGGTGCGATTGTGTTGTTACCGGCTGCGGTGGATGTTGGTGGTAATGCGCCTGGGTTTACGCTGTATTCGCATATGCGTGTGCCTGGTGGAACGACGTATACGTTCGATAATGGCGTAGTGCAGATTGTGCCCGCTACCACTGATAGTGTGATTGCAATTCCGCCCGGTGCCACAAGCATTGTCGCCACCGCTGCGTCCACAGTGCAGTTGGGCCAATCGCGTTGAGTACTAAGCGATACAAGATAACCGAAGGTGGTATGCATGACCTGTTCCACCAGAGCAGGAAGAAGGTGCAGTTTATCGGTGGTGGATTTGGTAATGGCAAAACCGCTGCGACTTGTATCAAGGCGTTGAAGCTATGCAAAGACTATCCAGGATGCAATGGTCTGATAGCACGTTCCACTTATCCCAAGCTGAACGACACAATAAGGCGAGAGTTCTTGCAGTGGTGTCCTACTGCGTGGATCAAGCGTATGCCGAGCCGGGACGAAAACACGTTGCTGTTGAAGAATGGCTCAACAGTGAACTTCAGGTATGTTGCACAGCAAGGGAAACAGACCGAGGACTCCAAATCGAACTTACTTTCAGCCACCTACGATTGGATTGTGGTGGATCAGCTA